CTCAGCAAAGATAATCAATTAGATATTATTATCATAATTTATTTTCGATTCTAAAGTTATTTCAGTAATTTTTCCTTCAAAATATAGTATTTGGTGGATATAATCCTCTTGTTTTTTATCAAAGAATATCCTTCGCCCTTCCCTCTTTGCAGGTTCTAAATTCAGATTCTTTATACTCGATTTTAAATCATTGTATCGCATATTACAATCTTGCGCTATGGTCATTAGTGATTTCATATTTTATATTTAAAATTTTTCTGTAAACATTATTTGCTTTTTCTGAGTTGGTACCACGTTTACGATAGAACTCTAAGACTCTTCTAATTCGTGTTAAGTTTGAATGTTTCATTTTAAAATAGTTTAGTTTGATTAGTATGATTATTAATTCGCTCCATTGATTTGTCGAAGTACTCTTTATCTAATTCACACGCTGTCAAATCAAACTTGTAATCATGGCACGCTATTGCTATTGAGCCACTTCCAAGGTGCGTGTCAAGAATTTTGTCGCCTTGTTTGGCGTATTTGTCTAAAAGCCATTTGTATAACGCAACTGGCTTTTGAGTTGGATGAATTCTTATTGGTTCTGGATGGTACCTACCTATGTATGCGTGTCTGAAAAGATTATTGTTTCCTTTGCAATTTGTCCACGCTAATTCACAATCATTCATGAAGTTTTTGCCATTCATTTTGTCCCAAATAATAATTGATTTTGTGCTTTCAATTTCTTCCATAAAATATTGAAACCCCCATATAATTTGATTTTTAGAAACCCTAAACAATTCATTAAAATATTCCTTATTTGGTTTTATATCCCAATCTTTAGAATTATGAGTATTGTCATAAGAATTTCCTTTAAATCCTGTTTTTTTAATTTCTTTAATAACTCCATAAGGCGGGTCAACTATCGCTAAATCGAAGTGATTGTCAGGGTAACGGCTCATAAGTTGCATATTATCCTCGTTGGTTATTGTTAGGCTCATATCTTAATTTTTAATTGTTTACCAAATTTTTCTTCATCTCTCCAACGTTGACAGGTTTCTTTTATCCATTTTAACTTTGGTTTAGTACTTGGATGCAATAACCATTGTTTGTAAGTATATGGGTATTTTAATGGTTTCATAATTTCTCAAATATTCGTCTAACAAAATAGCCTCTTACGATAGATACGGTAAAGAATACCAACGTTATTATTATGTTTTCTGCGAATGTCACTGGAATACCTAATATAGGGTATAGTATCACCTGTATTAATATCGACGTACCTAAGCCTATAATTGTTTGAACGGTGCTTTCGATTAATGATTTTTGTTTTGTTTGTTTCATAATGTATATTTAAAGATTAATGCAGTAAGCTTGAACTTTTGTTTAATTCACTTGCGAACTTCATACGGCGGGTTTTTAATTAGAAAATCAAACTTGTGTTCTTCAACATATTTAATTATTTTTTTTGGTGTTTTGTAAACAAATAATTTATCTACAGCATCTTTTAAGTAGTGTTTCATTACATTTCAGAGTTAAAGTTTTTACGAAGGATTGTGTTTATCTTATTGGTAATATCTTGGAAATAAGTACTTTTCTGTACCGTGTAAGTGTCTTTGCATTCATCATTAAGTAACTCACACATTTCAGTTAAATCGGCTTTAAGTTGTATCATTCTTGGATTAGTTACCTTTAATTCGTCTAAGTTCTCGAGAAGAAGGCTCATCAAACAGTAAAAAAGGTGCATCTTCATTTGTTTTTGTTTCATTTCATTATATTTTTAAGTTGTTGTAAAATCCCGTCATTATCGACCCCCCAGTACATAACACATTTGCCGTTTTTTATTGGTGGTTCTGCAAAATATGATTGATTTTTCTCGCTATCCTTAGCGGTGAAGCGTCTGCATTGTTCTTTAATTGGGCAATTAATCCCTGTACATTTCGTTATATCCATGTTATTCGAGCATTCTTTTTTATGAGTAAACAATTGTTCGCATTCTAAACATTTTTCCATTCTTTAATATATAAGTCGATTAATACTTTTGTTTTCTCCATGTCTTCAATAAAATTTCCCTTTTTCCTGCACCTTACCGTTCTTTTTATTATGTCGAATTCCCAAGCGTTAAGCTTTTGATTCTCGCAAAATTGATAAATAGATCCTTTGGAATTATCGTAGTAAGCATGGTCAATATCAGATAAATTTATAACTTCTAAATCAGCTATATAACCACCTATATTTGCCCATTGCCCTTGAGTATTTCTATTACAGCAGTATGTTTTCTCGTCAAATTCATCGGCATAAAAATTATAATCTTCAGTACAATCATCATCAGGGAAAGCTAAAGATAAAATTTCTCTAAGCAATTCATAATCATTATTATCATTAAAAATTGCGTGTGTTTTGTTTGCTATTAGCTTAGCAGCTTCATTTTTATTCATAATATTTAAAATTAGGTTTAACAATTGATCCAATAACATTATTATATACGACTTGGTATATAATATTATTCATTTTAGCACATTCGCTTATCGAACTGTATATTGTACCGTCTGAAATTCTAACTACTTTTTTATCGGAAAGATTTTTCTTTTTTGTTGTTACGATACCGTATTTCAGCTTTAAATATTCTTTTTTATCTTCATCAGTCCAGTTACTTATAACTTTATTCCATAATGGGCTTGTTGGATGTTTACGTAGCGTTTCAATCACTTCAATCTGCTTGTATTTCATTTTAATATCTCTTTAATCAATTCAAAATCGCTTCTCATTAAATATGGATTTTGCTTTAAATACCCTATTCCTAATCTATCAGCCTGTCCTAATAAGTCTAATAAGTGTGTTAGATTTTTTCTTTTCAAAATTAGCGACTGTTTGAAAATTGGAAACGCTTTAAACGTTTCAGTTTGGACTATAACATCCTTAAGTTGGTCTTCACTCATTTTTTTAGTTTTTCAATTGCTTTATTAATTTTTTCTAATGTGTCAAACGGCTTCGGGTTTTTCTTGGACCAATTGAATACCGTGTTACTGGGTACTTTAGCCTCTCTTAACACCTCATATACGTTAAGGTCGTAGTCCTTGCATTTTTTCTGAATAATCTCAATTTGCTTCATATTATTTATTATCTATTAAATATTTCTCTATAATTAGACTCTTTACCACACCACCAAGATTTTACATTTTCTAAATTGGTATCTTCAAGCCAACAGGCTCTAAAGTCAAAAGTCCAAACACTTCTTTTTCCTATCCATTTACCGTCTATAACTTTCCAAACAATATTGTTTTTATCTAAAAAACAAGCTTTATCATTTAACGTTCTTATAATTGACTCCGATAAAATATTACTATTAATTCGTTCCATGTTGCAAATATAGTTATTAAATTTAGATAAAAAAGTTTTTTTATTCAAAAGTTTATATATACATTTGCAGAGTTATTAATCATTAAAACAAAAAATTATGTCAAAATTATTGTATGGAAGTATCGACTTCTCTAAGTTATTAGAACTTGCTAAAGCAGGAAATAAAGCTTTCTCTAAAGCTAAAAACGGTAAGATATACCTAAACCTAAACGTATGGGTAAATGATGAGAAAGACCAGTATGGTAACGATGCAAGCTTGCAAACTACTTTTAAAGACGCTACCAAAGAGGAAAAGAATTACTTCGGTAACCTTAAGGTTAGTGACTTTCAAACTAATGCAGTAGCGTCGAACGAAATACCTAATGATGAAGATTTTCTTCTTTAATCATGGAAGAGGAAAATAGAAAATTAAGAGCTGATTTAGTTAGATTGGCTGAATTAGAGGAAATTCTTTCAATGTTTGGAAGTTTGACTTACGAGGAAATAAAAGAGCGAAACGAAATTTTAACAAAATACTTATGAAAAACTTGGCAATTGCCTTAGTTAAGGCTCAAAAAGAAATGCAGACTCCTAAAAAGGGGTCTGTAAATCCTTTTTTTAAGAATAAATACTCAAGTTTAAACGATGTTCTTGAGGCTATCGTGCCAGCGTTAAATAACAACGGTATAGTATTATTGCAACCCCTTGTTAATATCGAAGGTAAAAACTTTGTTAAGACAGTTTTAATGCATGAATCGGGTGAAGTGTTTGAAAGTCTTGCGGAAATCTTTTGTTCAAAGCAAAACGATGCTCAGGCTTACGGTAGCGGTATATCTTACGCACGTAGGTATTCGTTAAGTTCAATATGTGGAATAGGTAGTGAGGACGACGACGCACAAAAAGCAGTTCAAAAACCTAAAGCAAACGACGAAATATTAAAGAGAGCCAAAGAAGGCAATTATACGATCGAACAGGTTAAAACGAAATATAGTCTAACAAGTGAACAAGAAAAAAGTTATGGGACAAAGTAAAGAGTTATTTATGAATATTAGAGAGGAACAATTTTCCTCTCTATATGACAGTTCGTTTTCTAAAAAAGAAGCTGTTATGACTGGGAAACGTATGGTAGACAATGTCCTTGAAAACGGTAATGTTGACATTATGGAGTTTGGCGCTAATTTGGTTCGTTTAAACGAGGTTGTATCGAGTGCAGTTACTGAATTTCGTAAACATATATTACCCGAAAAACAATCTATTTTAGGAGTTGATTTTACGCCTGTAAACGGTGGTAACTCGATTAACTATGAAGAAGACGAGGTATATTGTTTATTAAAAGCGGATTTGAACGCCCGTATAGAACTATTAAAATTAGCTCAAAAACAATCGTTTATAGATGCTTACGGGAATGAGGTTCCTAAAGTTGGTACCATCCCGAGAAAAGATAGCATCAACATAAAATTTTAAAATTATGACGCCTAAAGAAATTATAAGGAATTTAAAACGACGTCAACACATGGAAAATTTAGTTCACGATTTGAAAAAAGAGTTAAAAGAAACCGAAAGGCTGATTTTAAAATACGAGAAAATAATTGAAAAATTAAATTATGACAATAGAAGAATTTGACAAAACAGGATTCACAGGACAAATGAAATGTGAGTATAAAGGAAAAGAATATGATATTGTTTCTATTGGTTTTGAAGAAAGAATAATAGCAATAAATGAACTTGCCAGTTTTGACGACAATGGGGCCAATGACTTAGAC